ATCTATGCTACAAATCTGGCGGGAAGCGGTGCGGGTAAAGAAAAGCCGCAGTTACGCGGCTTGGTGTGATTAAAATTTAGGCAATTCAGCAAACACATGTGTTTCGCGTCTCACCAGCGTCTAAATAAAGTTCATAACCGTCTAATGTCCGGGCGTCAATAGCTGGCATGTACGGGCGCTATTCTGTTGCTGGCTCCCTTGGTATTTCAGAGATACCAAGGAATGAACCAGAATGCACATATTGGCGCGTTTCTTCGCCCTCCTTCAACCGGATAAAGCTTTGCAATGGCCGAACTCCATCTTGGTCCATTGCGCCGCAGATCTCGACCAGAACATCTTGATGGTTCGGATACGGACTTCTGATAATTACGGTATTAGTCATAATTTTCCTTGGTAGATAGCCGCAAGCGGCCGGTTAAACGATTTTCCAGTCTTCGGCCAGCATGTCGGTCTGCGATGCAAGCCAGCCCATCAGGATTTCGCCGGTAGCAGTCTTCATGGTGATTGACGGAAGAACTTTTGCGCTGCCACCTTGCCCGAGCGCGAAATCACGGTTCGCTGGCGCCCAGAAATCAACTGCCGAAAAGCTCTCGCGGCCTGGTGATAAGCAAAGCCACATTCCTTTGCCGTTCCAGCCATCCCGCGCAACTCGCATGCCTTTCTTTAGCGCTGCGAGTGCGAGGCCGAATGTCAGGCCGGATGTTTCTTGATAGGCTGCGTCTGCCTGTTCTTTCGGCGACCAGGAGACATACCCGGCATAGTGCGCAGTATTTGGCTTGCCGCCGTCCGTGTATTCGACCAGGTAGCCGGCATCATTGCCGTTCTCGTCAGGCGGCAATTGCCAGCCACGGAAAATATTGTATTCCGCGCGCGTCATCGGCTCCATGTTGACGATTTTTGTTCCGATATATTGTTTCATCCTACCCTTTCGTTATTGCCACCAATGGGGTGACGTCCAGTGCTACTTCAATGCTTTAATCTTGGCCTGATAAAGCGCTTTGAGCGCTCGCAGGTCATCAATCGTCCAGTCCCTTGATGTCTGATCGGATTCCAATGCCTCTAGCGCCTCAAGGCCGATACGGGCCTTTACGCCTTCCCTGAATGCTTCCCGGGTCGTGCCGCCAGGTCTATTGCAGTTCTTGCGCTGGGCAAAACAATTATTTTCCTCAAATTTCAAATGAGGCGCGCTCCCACGACTTAGATAATGGCCGGCGTCAATAGATCCTCCCGGCTTCTGTGGCTCAAACGGCTTTCCGCAATCGATGCATCCGTGACCAGCTTTGATATCCCGAGTCCTGATAAACAGGTTAAATACGACTTGGACCTCTGCAATCCATTCGTTGCGCGTCTTGCGCATATCCTTGCGCGCCTTGATATCCGCCCGCTCAGCCTTAGCCTTAACCGCTGTTATTTTTCCGAGCGCCACCTGAGATAAAATCAGGCCACACTCAGGCGAACACCATTTAACCTTGCTCATACTATTGAAAATTGGGAATGGCGTTTTGCAATTTGCGCATTTACGGCCCTTCGGCTTGCTGGGCTTTGCTGATAGGGGCTTGCTGGTGGTCATTTGATGCCAGCCAGGATGGCTGCGGGATCGAGGGCGCGAATTCGTTGCGACTTGTTCCTGGCAACAAAATCAACTGCGTCTTGCTCACCTTCTGAATCGCAGACACATTTGCTTTCGGCGATCACAGCGCATTTCTCAATCGTCGCCGCAATGATGGCAGTTATGTCCGCGCTTTTGCAGAGCGCCCACGCCTCATCACCTTCGTCTAAGGTAATGCTGTCGTCCAATGGCGAGAGATGGACGGACTGATGCAATCTATCTTTCCGATCATATTGATCGACTAACCATGCGACTGTTTTCATTTCAAAATCCCCTCGCGCAGCGCTTTAGCCACGCATCCAGTTCGATTGCTAGTTCCCAATTTCTCAGAAATACGCACCATCCGAGTATGTATCGCAGCATGTGTGACGTGTAAAATTTCCCCAACCTGCTCGTAACTTTTTCCATGCGAAACCCAGTTTAGAGTCTCAATTTCCTTGTCTGATAAGTCGTAAGAATTCCCTGTTTTCATCTCATCATCCTCTGTTCGTTAGGGTTAGCAGAAAACTGTACGCCAATATTCGCGCCATCCGCATGCATTTTTTCCAGATACACCGAGAAGCCTTTGATGGTCAGTTGCGTGGTGCTGCCGACCAAAACTCGCTCGCCATCGGGCGTATAATCCCACTTAATGTAGCCGTCTTTTACGTGCGTCAGGTCGAAGTCATCGGCATCCGGATCAGGCAGATTATGCTTCTTGAAAAACTCGGCCCATACCTCGGCACTGAATCGCTTGCCGTCAACCCAACCTTGCTCGGCAATATCGGCAAGCGGCCCGACCCACATTTTCGCATTGGCTGAAAGGCCGCGAGTTTTCTTCTGTTCGCGTAAAACAAGCTCCAGGGAATCTTCAGCATAGACCGGCGCGTTACGCACCATAGCCAGCGCAGTATCTACCTGCAATGCGCCGCTCAGGATGATTTTCCGCTCTGCGAATTTCTGGCGCTCAGTCATCGCAATCACTCCTACACCACCAGGCAATAGCTATGACCATGAAAATCACACCGAGGACCATTCTGAATACAGCGGTATCGGCGGTCATGGCTGGCCTCGCAATTTGGCGATGAGCAAGCGACCAGCATCAATGATTGTTTTTGGGCATAACACGATTAGATCATCGTCAGCTATTGACTCCAGAACGCAGGCTATCTGCTTGTCTGTCAGCGGAGTCGGGGATGGTGGGTTGGCGAATAATGGCACATCAAAATATGGTGTTGCGCAATCATTCGCAGACCGAAGAAACCCACGGACAGATAGGGCCGCAAGATCATCTTTGTTCACATGTAAGACCGGCTCTTGCGGAGCTTGGAGCGCGGCGCGTGCTTGCCATGATTCCCATGAGCTATGCACGGCCAGCCGACAGTATTCTCCCGAATCGTCGTCATACGCAAAAATGACATCAAGAGGGTCATCGTTTGATCCCTTCTTTTCCACGTACCACTTCTCAAACGCCTGCCGTTCGCTATCGAGATTCATAATTACCCTTCGTGGCCCATTTGGTCATGCGTGGCGCATGGTTTGTCTTTGCAGTACATGCCGGTCTTTCGACCGATGCCTTTCTGCATCCGGTAAATCACAACTCCCTCAATCATATTTTTAGGAGGATTCTGCTTCCCGCAATATGCACATGGCGCATTCCCTTCGCGTGGCTCGTAAAGCTCTTTGCGCCGGTCTATTTCAGGCTGCAATTGCTCGACGGTCCAAGCCAAATCTTTGCCAGCGTTTATCTTTAGCAGGCATTCGGCGCCAGAGATTCTTCCGTATGGGCGATCCTCTTGGTATGAAATGAAAGTTTCGCCCTCAGTTGGAATGTGCCAATTTTCCAGAAGTCGCATAACGGCATCGACATCAGCATTGAGGACCTTATCCGCGCCGCCTTTTCTATATCCAGGATAGCCCCGACGGGCGCCGGTCACATTAATAGCATCCGCGCTAAATTTTCCAACACGAAAAAACTGCGGTGGCAGCCCATTGGGAAATCTATCGGCTATGGATGCGGCATCCCGACCATCGATTATTTGCCACGCATCGGCAAACTTCTTTTTGTTCGTTGTCATCATTTCCCCTTGTTGAAATACTTATAGAGCCGATCCAGAGTATCCACGGTCGGGCTGTTGGTTTTCTGCGCAATTCGATACAGTGTGCGGCGGCTCAGCGAGGTCATGTCTGCCACCACTTGCAGGTTGACATTCCTCTTATTGAGCTGCGCGATCACAAATGTGAGTCGTTCATCCATTTCAAAATCTCCTTTGACTGAAAGATACGACAATTTGCCACTGATGTCAATATTCAGAATAAAGTTTGAAAATAGTTGTTGACAAGCATGGCACGGAATTCTATGATTCAGTCATCGCAGCAAACAAACGGGAGAACAAAATGATCCGCCAAGTCTTCGCCACACATCGAGTAATCATCATCCTCGCCAATGCGTATATGGAATATATTCATTGCGGTGATCGCAGTGAGTTGATCCGCACGGTTGATTACCGGTTTGTTTGCCTGCAATGAACTACGAAAGTATTGACCCAAAGCGCGAACTGTCGTTTGAAGAGCGCCTGAAAATCATCGAACGGGAGTTTTTGTATCACATGCTTTTTGAATCGGAGTTGAGGCTCGTTCCGATGACTAAAGAATTGCAGCAGTACCAGTTCTACTTCGGCTGTATCGAATCCAGTACACGCACATGAGGGGCCGATAACTGTGCGCGGGAATCATCCCCGTAATGAGGTGCAAACGCTCTGCGCGAGACTGATGATTAAAACGACCATTTGGCAATCTACCGCTGGATGAATCGAAGGGCGAGACGAGTGGAGAGAGAGCCACACTGAATTGCAGTAGGAAAGAGCAGCGCAGCCAGTACGGCGGTCCCAAGGACAGTTGTTTCCGTGCCCGGGCTGTCCGCAGATTAGCAATTTAATCATTTATCAATTTAAGGAGTCTCAAGCAATGACTACTTCCAATGCAGACGTCACGCTGGACATCGGCGGTGCAAAACTTACCGTCGCCACACGCGATCTGTTCCGCATCCTCCTGATGGGATACTGATCGCACGGTGAATGCGGAATCTGGTGGAATGCCAGAGTCAACAAGATGAGATACCCGCATTAGAGCGCGTCTTTTGATAGCGCAGGGAATGTAAGCCGGGCGTCTCATCTTGTTGGCGTAGTAACGCAGGGTGATGACTGGGCAAAGAACTTGCCGTGAAGTGCACAAATCGCCGGGTGGTTCCGGTAGCCGCAAACAGAAGCGCCGCAAGTGATGCTAAATCCCGGATTCATCGCCGGGGCCAACAATTTTATGGAGATTCAAATGAAAGACTTCGGGAAATGGTTTTCTGATTTTTCGCCACCGAAACAGGAAGTGGCCGAGGAAGAGGTAATGTTGCCAGACGGTGTTGATGAAATGAACGATGGCACATTCACGGCTCGGTGCTGCTGTTGCGGAGAGCGAAGAGAAATCCTTTGCGACATCAGTGAAATACCGATGGCAGGCTATGAACACTATTGCGGAGGCAGTCCGTATTGCTGCCCGTAATTCAATTTTTAATAACTAAAGGGGAATAAAATGCTAATCAAAATTAAAAATCGCTATAACGGAAATGTCCTTTTTTCGCATGATTGCGAAGAAAACACACTGAAAATCACGTTGGATATGGCGCGGAAAGCACAAGCCGACCTGGCGGGCGCCGACCTGACGGGCGCCGACCTGACGGGCGCCGACCTGAAGTACGCCGACCTGACGGGCGCCGACCTGAAGTACGCCGACCTGGCGGGCGCCGACCTGGCGGGCGCCGACCTGAAGTACGCCGACCTGAAGTGCGCCGACCTGGCGGGCGCCGACCTGACGGGCGCCGACCTGAAGTACGCCGACCTGAAGTGCGCCGACCTGACGGGCGCCGACCTGACGGGCGCCGACCTGAAGTACGCCGACCTGACGGGCGCCAACCTGAAGTACGCCAACCTGGCGGGCGCCAACCTGAAGTACGCCGACCTGACGGGCGCCGACCTGAAGTACGCCGACCTGGCGGGCGCCGACCTGACGGGCGCCAACCTGGCGGGCGCCCCTTCAGTACCAAATATTCATCAGGTTATCTACGCTGCGGCGTCTGCTCCTGGCGCGCTGAACATGGGTTCGTGGCATTGCGGAACCACACATTGTCGCGCCGGATGGGTTATAACCATCGCTGGAGAAGCCGGCAAAGCACTTGAGGATAAAATAGGCACTCCAGCCGCTGCGATGGCAATCTACATGGCAAGCGATACGGAGCGATGGAAAACTGAGCGCCTTCCGAATTTTTATTGCGACAATGAAAATGCATTGGCTGATATGAGGCGGATGGCTGAGGAAGAGTCGAAGCAAGCGTAAGTCATATAACTAAAGGGGGAATACATGAAAAATCTAATCGCAGGTCAGGAATTCGAAATTCCTGGATTCATCGTAATGTCAGAATATGGAACTGTCATGCATTCCGAATATGAGATGACGAATAACGGCTACATAACCGTGGTGCCGCACACAGTTAAATTCACTGTGCCGGAAAATTTCAACGCCGTCGCCGCCGAGGTCGCGGCCATCGAAAAGAAGTTAGATTCCATGGCCGATGATTAT